TTGCCAAATCATCAAGATTGACAACCGCTTGCTTTGCCATCTGGCGTTGAGTAACGAAACGACTTGTTGCATGCCAGATTTGATTCCCAGAGTGCTGAATCATTTCCTTGGCTTTAATTTCGCAGAACCACAGAGCCATCACAACGTCTGTAGGGTTACGAGTTCCAGGCTTCCAAGTAATCAACTGATTGATTAGAGCCTTAATGCCCTCGTGGTACTGAGGGTCTGGTAGTTCAATGAGGTTATCTCGGTTGTGCTTGGCGTTTGTCATAGTACCAAACAAGCCTTGCATAGCAGCCACACCGAAGTCAGTGTCCCACTTGTTCTTGCCAGTGAAGTGGCTAGAGAATCTAACACCCTTATTAGCCAGATACTGGCGGAACTCTTCGTCCACCTCGTACATCTTCTGGTGGGCGTTAATTTCAATACGCAGTTCTACTGGCTTGTAGGTGTTAATCCAGTCTTCAATGATTGCACGAATCTTACCTGGGGTAGGGTCTGACATATTGTAGGCATCTAGGACTAGACGCTTACCAGACTGACGGTCAATCGCATAGACAACTAACGCAGTCTTTCCTGCCATAGCAGGGTCCATGCCAATTAGTGTGACCCATTGTCCGTCTCGTGGATGTCCAGCCGCTCCCACACGGAGAGGACCAGGTTTACGCATACGATTAACACAGGCGTTAACAATCGTTGGATTAAAAATTGCGTCATCGTCTATGTCCTGTTGCTGGTAAACTAGTGCCCACGTTGAGGCAGTTACCTCGCTACGTCTTGCAAAGAGTGCTGGTCCATCCCATTTCTGGTAGTAACCATCTTCATCTGGTACAGCGTCATCATCGCCGTCCCACGGACGGTCTGAGCGCTCCCAGAGGGTAACCCACTTATTAGGGTCATCGTTAATCTCAAGTGCGGCTGGCATAGCCAGGCGTGTAAACGGGCTGACACCACCAGACCAATGTTCTGGATTACGAAGTTCTCGGTATAAATCTACAGCCCCGATACGGGTACCTACGATAAGTAGTTTACCGTTCTTACCCAGACGGGTGATTACTTCCTTCTGAAGCCACTCTAACTGCTTCTCCCACTCGTGGGCGTTGGCAGTAGTGATAACGTCATCTAGGATAATTAGGTCAGCACGAGCACCGTAAATCTGACCACCAATACCTAGCGCCTGAAGCGTAGGGTCCTTTTCGGATGAGTCACGGGCTTCTTGACCTAGGTAGACCGTATCGGTCTTCCAGGTGTCGGAGTCTTCTTTCCAACCACCAGCAGGTCCATAGACCTGTTGTAACTTGGCATAGCGTGGATGGCTGAGTCGCTGCTTGATGGAGTAAACGAACTCACGGGCTTTATTTAAAGTCTTGGACACCACAATGATACGCACGTTAGAATCCATGGCAATACGATAGGTGCTATAGCCTACGGTGATTACGGTGGATTTGGCGTGCTCAGGCGGCACATTAATTAAGATACGGTTCTTGTTGCCCTTTTCATAGGACATGGCTGGATGGAGCCAACTAGGCTCCCTACCCTCTAGGACATCAATCCAGTCCTGCTGGTGAGGGAATACTTCGTTACCTAGGAACTCTTTAGAGAATGTGGCGAAGTCAATGTTCTTGCCCTTATCGCTACCTAGGGTTACCTTCATTAGGTCTGAACCCTTGGTTCGGGCTATCTCTAGGTCTTTGGCAAACACAGGGTCTGTGAGCCACTTCTTTAGAACATCGGGTTTGCGACCGACCATGGCAATGGCGGCTCGCACCTCAATGCCAGTCTCTACGTGGGCTATAACCTTGGACTTGTCTTCTCTTAGGCGTACCACATTATGGTGCTCTGCACCGCCCTTGGCTGCCATATGAAGTTATCCTGTCTGGTTATTTTTTCTTTGTGGTCTTACCGTAGCCTGAAGTTGGGGCACTCATGGACTTAGCGCCCTGAGCCTTCATCTTGTTCTTAGCGCCAGTCTTGACTGGCATGGAAGGCTTGGTGGCTGAGTTGGTCTTTGCTAGTTTGTATCCGCTAGACGTTGCTTTCATATTCATAAAGTTGGTACCTGCTTTAGCACCAGCCTTTGAAACCTTATTAAAGGCTTTTGGATTTGATATTTTTACTTTACCTGCAGCGGCGGCTTTAGCCTTGGCTACGTCTGTCTTGTCACCTTTAGCCATTTGGCTCTCCTAATTGGTGTAATTTAATTTAGCATCCACCGCTAAATCATGTCTAAATAAAAACAAATAAAAAGAACCTATATAAGAGCGCCGAAGGCGCTCACAATAGCAGCCCCCAAAGGGCTGCTTTAGGTTGTTAAAGGCAGCCACAAAGGCTGCCATTAGGTTGTGTGCGCTTTAGCGCACTTATGTTATTTTATCCTACATATATACTAACCCTGTTATAAAGGGACTGTAACGCTTTGTAACCAAATTGTTATAAACTATTTTTAAAGTCCTTTATCCAATGGGTTTTATATTGTGAGCCTATTACCAAAATACTGGAAAAAATATTTCATTGTAGTCTATATATAATACGGAGCCGAGCATTAAGTCCCCTGGGGTCAAAAGTTATCCACAGGTTATCCACAGGTGTTAATAACTTGTGGACAAAGTGTATCCAATCCCTACCTCTGGGAGGGGTTGAAATTATTTATAACGATTCAATAACGGACGGCGTGTCGCATTGACAAACAAATGTTAACACGTTTGGGACGAAGGACAGTCTCCCCCTCCCAACTGGGCGCACAACTTGGGCAACTGGGGACAGTTCCACATTATGGACAATGGTAAAGGTTTGGTAAAGATTCCCCGAAACTTGCCCGAATGGGTTGCGCCCTGTCGCTGTCAGGTGCTAGGTTTCTTTTTGTCAGGGAAAAGCCCCGACACCGAAAAATGGAGGCAAGCGAATGATTACATTTGAAAACGTCAAGTACACCGACGGATGGGATTCTGCGGATTTTGTGGGCACCTTGATGACATTCACAATCAGGGACACCAACTGCGGTTGCGGAATCCAAGACAAGAAAGTCTGCGCCATTATGGAACTAATCTGCGAGGCATCAGACAGCAATCAACCGATTAGAATGTGCTGGTGTCCAGAATGTCGGGACGAACGCAAGACCTACGGCGTACGCAAGGCACGGGAAACAAAAGCCTACGCCTACAACTAGACCGAAACCCCGCAAGGGGTCTCACCGTGAGGCGGTGACTGATGAGGTCAGAACAAACAGGAGGCAAGACAATGTTAGACACAAGAGACGGCACAGTTAGTTGCACGATTTACTACGGCGTAGACAATGCGCCAGACTGGGCGCAAAAGATGAACGCTTACAGCGTGCGCCTACGGCGTGAGCGTGACGGGGTTATGGTTGAACAGGATTTTGAATACTTTCAGGGCAAGGGAATCAAGACAGACCCAACACCTAACACCATAATCGGTTGCCTTGCTCAGGATTGGGAATACTCTCAAGAGTTTGAGGATTTCCCAGAGTTTTGTGAGGAATTTTACGGGGCTGAGGTGCGCAAGGCTTGGGAGGCTTGGAACAAAATCCAAGAGAACAAGCAGAAACTAGAGACACTTTACACGGCGCAAGAATTGCACGACATAGCAGAACTATCACGAGAGGATTAGACAATGGAATACTGGACATCGTTGAATTTTCAACTAAATAATAGTGGGCTAGAACTAGCCACACATTGGGTAGAGATAGCCGTCCCTGCCCGTACTATCTACCTACTGCTGGCAATCTGGGCAGGGTATAAAACATACAAGAAACTACAAACAAGGAGAGCGAACTAATGAGTATCAAGGAACTGGCACACCCACTAGGGCGTGAGGGATTACTGGAAACTAACGGGTTACGGGTAGCCGTCAGGATTATGGACGTAAAGCAAGCCTACGGACGGACACGGTATGTCGTAACGCCCCTACACGGGCACGGCACGGCAACGGTGGAGGATTTTAGGGTGGAGGTAGTGGGGTAATGAATAGTTTCTACTCTTGGGTTTTAATCCTATCCCTTGCAAGTTTAATTTTCCTAGCAGGGCAACGTAGATAACGAACTGATAACAGAATAGTAAAGATTTAGTAAAGACTTTTAAATAGCCTTGACACCTGTCAAGGACACCGATTAACTAAGAACAACAACAGAAACTATGGAGGTTTCAAATGAACAGCACGACAGGATTTGTAATCCTTGACAAAGTAACAGGCAAGATTCTGGCAACTCTCCCACTAACTATCCCTATCGGGGCAACGGTGGAGGCATACACAAAGGCAGGACACAACGTGTCTTGGGGTTGGGTAGAGGAGACAGCATAATGATTACAGTACGCCGACTACCCCACAATGGGGCGTTAGAACTAAGCGCAATGGTACGAGACACGGCAGGGTGGGGCGTGTGGCTAGAACACACAACTTACTACGGCTACAACAAGACAGAGGCTAAGCGGAGATTCCGTGAACACCTGATTCACAATCACTATGTGTTAGTAAATGACTAGGTTATGGAGGTAACCGCAATGAATAAGACACCGCTAGTAGGCAAGCAAGTAACCATAGTCTGTGACGAGGCTACGCTACAAGAACTTTACAAGTTAAATGACCACCAATGGGATAACTTTAATGAGGGAGAGTTTATGTTCTTTATCGGTGAGGTAGAGGACACCGAATTGAATGATGAACAAATGGAATTTTATGGAAACGAGGTGAACTAATGGCAACGATTACAACGGTAACTAAAGACGAGGTACTAACTACCACTACCACCTATGAAATTAAAGATGAATCTTTATGGACAGGGATTTGGGGTAGTGGATTTGAGAATGACCCCGTAGCCCGTAACTGGTTTATGTCCCTTGAATTTATTGAGGGTGACTGGGACACGCCAGGTGTGGCAGAGGTTAAGTATGTGGACGAGAAAGACACAGAAGAGGGTTGGAATCAAGACAAGTGGCTAACTAAGCGACTAACTATTGACGATTTAGTTAAGGCTTTCCAATTCGCTATGACCGAGGGTTACAGCCACGTCCCTTGCGGTGGGGCTATTGACCTAGACACCGAGAGGTGGGACGGGTGTGTTGGTGACATCATCATCCAACTAGCCGTGTACGGCAAGGAGGTGTGGGCATAATGCAATACCACTATGTAGTAGTTTATGATTCACTCTCTAAAAAATGGGAGGTAGATTCGGAAACCGCTTGGACGGTGTTCAATAACGGTTACTTTTTTAATACAGATACGCAAGATTGGGACGTGCCTGACGATTACTTAGAGGCATACCAAGAGGATTACTCTGACAAGAGTGATGAACTATTTAAGATACTAGAACAAGTGGAGGAAACTAATGAAACTATTTAACAAGCAACAGCAAGACGTGTTCGCACGATTAGATGAACTAATGGTGCGTATGGCAAGTGACGAAACGTATGACGAATACATTGTAATCAGAGGAGGTATGAACAATGGATAACGAACAAACTTGGAGAGGTGAGGCAATCTCTTGGCACGCAACTGACCTTTACGAAATGGGTTACGTCAAGAGTGAGGACGAATGGAATGAATTTTGTAAACTATTATGTGACACGGTTCAGATACAACTAGAGGGGGCAACCAATGGGTGACAGATTTAGTTTCGGTGTTGTAGATGAGGGCGGTGACGTGTTGTATCTGTACTCTCATTGGGGTGGTGACACGTGGCACAATGACCTTAAGGGTGCTATCTGGAAGGCAGGTATCAGGTCTAAAGCCCCTGACTATGCCAATAGAATCCTTATCTCTCACCTAATCGGAGATAGTTGGGATAGAGATAGCGGTTTTGGATTTAGTATTAACAACGCAACAGATACAGAGTATGGATACATACCTATCGTGGACTTTCACAAGAGCACGGTTACATTCTATGAATTTAAGGATGAGTTAGGTGATGCGATACTTAAACTTTCAATCCTTGATTACATAAGTACGGATGATGAGATACACGCTATGTTGCGCCACGCACAGGATGCACTAGAGGAGGCTAGACCTGATGTCACCGTATGAATTAGATGATGATGAGATACACACCGTATACACACAGGATGTGTATGTATGTAAGCGGTGTGGATTGAATGACCCCTGGCACGCTTGCGAGGGGAGACCAGACAATGAGTGACACAATGCACTGTGATTGGGTATGGCAAGATACCCGTGACGGTTACCACTATTGGACTTGTAATGAGCACGGCTGTGTGGATTCAGAAGAGATAGAGGTGGACTTAGATGAGGAATGAAGTAAAGTATCCCAGGTATGACGGCACACAGAACTGTGCACGTATGGGTGTGGATGTGTTCTATCAGGACTATGACAACAAGACCACAGCGCAGGAGGTAGCAGACTTAAAAGAGTTTTGTTCCAACTGTAACATCTTGGTTGAGTGTGCAGACTACGCTATCAAGCACGAGAAGTATGGTTTCTGGGGTGGTACTACACCGTATGAGAGACGTGTTATCCGCAACAAACTAAACATTAGATTGAATCTACCAGAGAATGATTGGACTAAGAAGTAATGGTAATTAGTACAGTTGAGAAAGAGACAGACGTATACGAGGAGATACACGTTGAGGTTGAACCTGACCACGCATCTGTATTTCTGGGTAACACCCATTTCTTTATGCACCGCAAGACATTTGAACGCTTGCTATTCACAATGCAGGGTGCACTACTAGAGGAAGAAGTGTTAGGTAGCCTATGAGTTTCATACTATTCACAGCGTGTGTTGCACAGGCAGTAGTAATCCGCAAGTTGTGGCAAGAAAACAAGTGGCTTACAGACCTGATTCGTAACAGATGAGGACACGTAAGAAAGAACTAGAGGCTATTGCAGATGTCCTTGAACAGGAGCATCACGACGTGGTGTATCTGGCAGAGATTATCTGGAAGATGATAGATGAGATGCGCCGTGACCGTGAACTCTACGTAGTAGGTGTGAACTATCAAGGTGTCGGACAGTTTCTATTCGGACCGTATGAGTCAGACACAATGGCTACTAAGGACTACGAGGGACGAGGTAACATCCGTGCTCTCAAGCAAGGTGATGTAGCGAAGGTGTTTAAACTACTTGTACCTAGCAAGGTACTTGCAGATAGTGACGAAGTACAAGGAGATTTATTTGACATGAGGTAGAACTCATGAGAAAATAAGTATGGCTGTCATGGTTGAGCGGTGATTTTTTCACCTCCATGTTTCATCACTGCTCCCATGACACGCCGTGTACGATTTGACAACCACCATAACATGGACTATAACTTAACAACACAACAACATAAGTTCTGCTAAGGCAGAACCAATAATAGGTTCGCCTTTAAGGGCGAACATTAGAAACAGAGGATAAATGATTAAGGTGAATGGGTATGAGTTACCCACACACGTGAGCCATAGCCAGATAGGTACATACAATTCTTGTGGTTACAAGTATTGGTTGTCCAAAGCATTGGCTGTCCCTGAAGGACAGACATGGTGGTTGGCTGGTGGTGTTGCAGTTCACGAAGCAACCGAAGCCTATGACCGTCAACTCTGGGAAATTGAGGGACGATAATGGAACAACAAGAACTAACCCTTACAGGTGCAACACCTGAAGAGTTGTGGTTACGGTACTGGGAAGAGAATTTAACCCGTCAGCGTGCCGTACAGGGGCAGGAAGACACATCCACGTGGCGTGCTGGGGGTCGTGCAACCATAGCCAATCCCAACAAGGAAGACGGGGACTGGTGGCAAGCCAATGGCTTGAGCATGGTAAACAACTGGGTTAGTTTCCGCAATGCGGAACACAACCTAGAACTATGGGTCACACCACAGGGCGTACCTGCCATTGAACTTGTATTCAACATGAACCTAGATGGTGTCATGGTTAAGGGTGCACTTGACCGCATGATGGTGTTACCTAACGGTGACCTTGTAGTGCTGGACATCAAGTCAGGTGCACGTATGCCTTCGTCAGACTTTCAGTTGGGTATCTATGCGGTAGCCATGGAGGGAGTGTTCGGTATACGTCCTAAGTATGGGTTATACTGGGACGCACGTAAGGGCACAACATCAGAGTTAATCAACCTAGATAAGTGGACACGTGAAACGGTGTCAGAAATCGTGGGAATGTTTGACAAGGCACGAAGGGCTGGTATCTTTATACCTAACTTTGACCACTGCAAGATGTGTAATTTTACCAACGATTGTAAGTATCAGAATGGAGATAAGTAATGGAAAAGAACTACGTTGTAAACGTAAAGACAAGCAAGGGTACAATCATCACAGCACGTGGTGACAGTGCCGAAGAACTAATTGCTAACGTCAATGACTTGATAGCACAGGGTGGACCTGATGCAATCAGCACATTAGAAGAAGCATTCACTGGTGTATCAGCACCACGTGTACTAGCAACAGACCCAGTTGCTATCATTCAAGCCTCACTTGGTGGGGAAGTTGTACCAGAAGTACCAGCGTTTGCACCTAAAGCACCGCCAGTACAGGCATCAGCACCTAGCGGTAGCGATAAGATGTGCATTCACGGTGCAATGGTTAAGCGAACAGGCAACGGTGCTAAGGGAGAATGGC